GTAATACTTGATGGTAAAGTTAAAGTATAAGATTGACCAGCACTATGTGGTGGTGAAGCAATCTTAACACCATGAGAATTTTGTTCACAGTTTAATTGTATCTTACCTACTTCAGATGAACCATCACCACCAACTTCTAATACACCTGTACCATTAGGATAAACTTTAACATTATTATTACTTGTTGATACAATTTGATTTGTAGAAACATCTAAGTTTCCACCAAGCTGACCTGAATTAATAACTGTTTTACCTGTTCCATTTGGAGTTAATGTAATATTTCCGTCTGAAACAGAAACTATTGATCTTCCATTAACATCTAAATTACCACCTAATTGTGGAGTTGTGTCTTGAACTAAATCTAATGTAGTTACATTTTGTTGTTGATAGTCAATGTCTGTTACTCCTAAAGTTCCACCAAAGTTAGCTGTACATAAAAATAATTTATCACCATTAGTAGTGCCTTCTTGAACAGAAATTAAAGCTCCTGCTATTTCATCAAAAGTATCAAACTCAGTTGCTCTTGAAGCAGTACCACTTGCAACAACAGTATAAATACCATTTTCTGCTGCTGTTGTTTGATTTTTAACTAATACATTGTCATCAGTTGCTAAAGTAACTCCGTCAAGTGTATCACCATTTTGTAAATCTGCTGTTAAATCTATATTTGCAGTTGTTCCAGCTGCAACTGATTCTCTTGTTCTAATACCAGCTAATAAATTATCAACGTATTGTTTTGTTGCTGCATCAGAGTTTGAGGAAGGTGTAGATAATCCTGTTATAGAACCACCAGTAAGTGTAACGCTATTTGCATCTTGAGTTGCAATCGTTCCAAGTCCTAAAGAAGTTCTAGCAGTAGCTCCTGATTCTGTTGTAAAATTAGATCCATTTCCTACAATAAAATTACTATCTGTTGGAGTTAATCCTGCAACATCAGCTAACTGTGCATCATAGGCTTGAACATTAGTTCCTATAGTTAAACCTAAATTAGTTCTTGCTGTACTAGCATTTGTAACATCAGATAAATTATTAGATTTTACTAATTTAGCATCTAATTGAGTTTGAGCATCTGAAGTTAATCCACCAATATATTGAAACTCTGTACTTGAAACAGATCCATCTGCTATTTTACTAGCATCAATAGCTGCACTTGCATTTATATCTGCATTAACAATAGATCCATCTACAATTTTTGATGAATTAACTGAATTAGTTGCAAGTTTTGCAAGTGTAACATTTGCATCAGTAATCTTTGCTGTAGTAACTGCTGTGTCTGCAATCTTAGCAGTAGTAATTTGAGAATCTGCAATGTGAGCTGTATCAATAGAACCATCTACATAATGCTCAGAATCAATACTGTCATCTGCAATCTTATCTCCATTAACAGCATCAGCAGCAATCTTAGCTGTAGTAACCGAACCATCGGCTAATGTAGCTGTTTCAATTATACCTTCAGGAATAGAATTATTAGTTTTTGATAAAATACCAATATAGACATTATCAATAGTTTCATTGGATAATGAACCACTATCCCAAGTTATATTAACTGTTGTATTTGTAGAAAATGAAGAACTAGATATTGTACCGAAAATTGTACCTGGAGTTGTTGCTATCAATCTAATTCTTCTCCCTGCATGATAAACTGAAGTTACATCAGCACCTGCAATCGTAAATGATGTTGCACTTGCGTATGCTGCTGTGTATGCACCTGAACCATCTCCATATTCTACCCATTGAGCATCATTAAACCAATCTCTTGTATTTTTCATTAATGCTCTAATGGCATTATTTAAATTAGAAGGTAACATTCCCTCTGCAACTGAAATACCATTTAATGATGTATTGCTAGATTGTGTTGTTGAATAATCTTTAATATTAGTTGTCATTTAATTTCCCAAAAACCATGTAAATGCTTTATTGTTTTCTTTATTTTTTTCATTAATTAATGTGTTTATTGCTTCTTCAATTTGTCTTTGAAAAAACTCTTGAGTTTCAAAACTATATCTAACATTATCTATATCAGTTTTGTCCGTCATCTTAAACCTATTCTTGATGCTTTTAAATCTACTCCTTGTGCATGAGTCCAAGGTGTTCCGCTTGGTGTGATAACTTGTATTCTAAAATACCTTCCAGATTGTCTAACTGGATTATCACCACTTGCTACCATNCTTGAGGAAGTAGAAACTGTAGCATCATCAGATAATCTTTCTTTGCTTTTAATGGTTACAGTAGCTGTAGCGTCAACTATGGGTCTTACGTTGGTTATACTACTTCTATGTCCTGGAAACAACTCTAATTCTCTAGTTTCTATAGTTCCTTGATTTTCTGTTCCTGAAAATATCGCTGCTTTAAAATTGTTGTCTATAGCTCCAAGAAGTAATTGTCCTCCTGACCAAAAGTCAGTATCTAAGGCAATATTAATTTGATCTAGGTTTTCTGAAATAATATCCATAAGTTCCACAGTATAAGCTCCTACAAACTGTGAAAATATCGTACTAGCATTTGCATCTGCTGTTGACCATTTTTGTGTAGCATAATTATAGATTAATATTTTATCACAAATACCTGTTGTATTCGCTGTGTTAGAAGCTGAAGGATATAACCATAAAGCTAATTGATTAAATGGATCTACTGCAGCACATATTCTATCAGAAAATGCTTTGTTTAAATCTACATCAAAAAATCTATTTATTTTTTCTGCACCAATAGCAACAACATTATCACCATTAATTTCAAAGAAACCATCATCAGCATAAAAGAATACTCTTCTATTATCTTGACAAACTGTTCTTCCATAAACTGCACCTCTATTAGGAGATATAACNGATAATCTAAATATTGTTGCACCACCTACATAATCCATTCTAACAATTTGATTTTGTCTAAATACATAACCAATCTCACCTGATGTAATATGAACTATTTCTCCACCTGAACCTGGTAAGTCTTGTTGATCAGCTTGTTTAGTTCCTGATTGCCAAGTAGCAATATCATTAATACCTGACCATTGTATTCTATTTTGATTTGTAGGTTGATTACCTGTTATTAAAAAATCTCTAACTACACCTGAAACTCTAAATGTAGGCACAGTTCCAGAAGTTGCTATACCTGATAAAGGAGCAAAATTAGTTGATGTTCCCATTAAATAATATTGAGGTGCATCAACGCCATTACTTGCTATGATGTAATTACCAAANTGTGTAAATGTAAAATAATCTGTATTACCACCTGTTAACGATCCTTTTCTTGATGTAAATGTTCCTCCATCTAATTGATAGATGTCTGTGTTCTTAGCAACAAAGTTAAATACATTACCTGAATTATCTCTAAATGAACCAGCACCTCTGCTATCTGCAGCAATATTGTTTGTAGAATAATTTACTAATGAAGGAAATCTTTTATAAGAATTTTGTGCATAATAAACATTGTTTGCTGTAGTAGCACCAGGATTTAAATATTCAGGTTGATCCGGTAGCCATTCGCCAAAAGGTAATTGCATTTTTTTCCTATGTATTATTATTTGTTACTTTAGTTGTATCTTGAAAAGAACTAGCTACAGTTACATCTGATCTAATTTGTAATGGAGAACCACTAAATTGATCTTCTCTATCGTTTCTTTCTAATCTCTCAAGAGCTGTTGTGTACATACCTTGCCATTGTTGTAATCTTGCAGGTTCAACACCACCTAAAAAATTAGCAGCATGATATAGTGAACCATATAAATATATAGCAGGATGATTAGTTAAAATGTAATTTGTTGTATTTGAATCTGATAAAGGATCAAATGATTTGTAATAATTTAATGTACCTGTGTATGTTGTATCAGGTGTAGGAGCAAATCTAAAATTATCTCCTATAATAGTATAAGCTACTGGCATACCACTTGTAGAAGAACCTTTAATCTGATCCATTTGTGGTGGTGTCATATATGTCAAAGCATATTTAGTTCCGCCACTTAAAATAAACAAATCTCTAACTTGTAAAAATCCTGAAGGAAGAGCAACTGTTTCTGCATTAATTGAAAATGAACTATCAGATTCAACCATTTTTCTAATTCTTAATTTAGAGTTAAAATCTTTTTCAGTTAAAACAATAAAATCTCCTGTAATCTCAGTTGTTAAATCAGATCGGTTTAACCAATTAGCTACTGATGATTGTAATTCTGAATAATTTGATAATGCCATTAAATTCTTCCTTCTGCTGTTCTAAAATACTTAAACTCATTACTGTTCAATTTGAGTTTTAATATTTTACTTTGAACTTCTTTTGGTAAAGCAAACCAATTACCATCACCATGTGGGTCATATTCTTTTGCCCAGACTTCTAAAGCTATTGTTGGAATAGAAGCTACTCTTTTCAAATCTCTTGATTTTGAATAACCATCTCCATCATTTAAAAGTCTTTTATTGTGTTTTAAATGTGGGTCTATATCTACTTCATGCTTTATAACAATCTTTTTTTCTTTTTCGTCAGTTGAAAAAGTTGTTTTTTTTAAGCCGTCTAACTGAATTTCTTTCATCCTTGACCTCTATTTTTTTTTCTACCTGGTATTCTTTTACTATAACTTTTAGCATGACGACCAGGTCTTTTTCTAGGTTTGGCTTTAACATAATTATTAACTCCAAATAAACCTTTTTTCTTAGCCACTATGCACTCATTTCGGTTACATATACATTTGTAGATGAACCATGAAATACTGCAATTTTTTCGCCAGGTGAAACTTTAAATATTTCTATTTCACCAGATGGTAAGAAAGCTGATGTTGCACTTGCTGTAGGTGAAGCACCTAAAACAAAATGACAGTTAGCATCTCCAACTACTCTTACGTATTCAGTTTGTGAACCGAAAGCAGCAGAAGCAGTTGATGAATTGTTTGTATTTAGTTTCTGTGTTGTTCCTGGTCTTAGAGCATAATTATAACTCATTTTTTCTCCTATTTAGTTTTTGGGGGAACTTCCGCTAGGTAGAACCCCCAATTTATATTTATCTTCTTATAACAAATGTCACAAGTAATTTTTTAGCACCAGTAGATCCACCATTGGTAATCATCTCTATTGTGCCATCTTCTTCTACTCTGTTAGCAGCAGTCGGTGAAGCAGTATCTACATCACCAGCAGCTGAACCTGA